TTTAGGCTTACGACCCATGTCGCCTTTCATGTCGCCTGCTTCGAACTGGTTAACGTCTGTGGGTGTAAGCAACATACCCAGTGAGTCAACTACAAACAAGACCTTAGGACGCTCTGCTTCTGGCATTAGTTTGTATTCTTTAACAAACTCGCTAACCATCTTAGCCACGTCATCAATCATTGCCATGTTAAGTTTAAGCAACTTATCTTCACTTGTGTCTACATTAAGTGCGTGTAGCCACTTTTCGTCTAATGCGTTTTCACTGTCAATAAGAATAACGTAGATGCCATCTCGTTGTGCATTGGAAATTAAATTACCGGAACAAATAAACGATTTACCTGCGCCAGATTCTCCGGCAAATACAGTAACTTTACCTAGCGGAACACCTTTGTTAAAGTCGCCACTAATCAAATAGTTAAGTGCATAATTGTTTGTTGAGATCCAGTCGCTTGGATCATTAAATCCAACACTAATACCGTCGATACTCTTAGTAATGCTTTTACGAAATTTCGATACGTCAAATGGTTTAGCCATGTTTATTTTCCTTAATAAAATTATACAACTTTTCTGCGTATTGCTGGTGTTGCTTGGGTCCAGGATGTTTGTTATCTGAACCCAAATCTATAAAATTTATATTATTTCCATTTATCTCTAGGTCATGTGTTAAATCAATAAAATTTTCAAAATTGTTAAATGCTACCCCAATCCAAGAAATATTAAGAATATTAGCAAGGTATAAGTTTGCACCAATTTTTTGACAAAAGTTTATTACCTGTAAAATTTCTCGTATAGAAGTTAATACCTGTGTTTCGCTTTCAAAATAATCCAGTGTCCAATATTGATTTTCTTTTTTTATTGTAGAATATTCACAAATGGTGGTTGGGTCAAAACTCCAATTATTAGATATAGTAATTCTTGGAACATTAGTTAACCCCCAGACGACAATATCACCTTTTTGTATATCCGATCGTAGTATTTGATCAGCGGCCCAAAATATTGAGGTACCGCCCTGAGATAACGACACCTCTGGTAAATTTAAATATTGTGATAATAATGTTCCCCACCTATGTTTATGGTCAACTCCATACCCTTCGGTAACCGAACAGCCTACTGTCCATAAAGTTAAATCATTATTACCTCTTACGTGTTTTAAATAGTTGAAATCTTTTTCCCAGAAAAAATTTTTAACTTTACGTTTATGACGTACAAGTTCATTAAACAAACGCCCATATGAAAAACAATTATTGTTTATAATTTCCGTATTTTCAGTTACGTTAACTAAAATTATTTCTGTTGCATTGTTACACGCAATACTAATATTTTCGCTAGAAAGATCTTCTACCGAGCTATGGCAATCTACAGCATCATCTCTGCTAATAATTTTATCTAAATTATGACTATCAACTAACAGTAAATTAGAATTGTTCCATTTATAATCAACAGTCGAAATATATAATTTATTAATCATTTTAATTTGTATAATTCTGTAAAAATTTCACCACTGTTTACTCCACGTCGTTGATCCATTACCGCCAACTTGTCAAATGATCCTGCTAAATCTTGTTCAATTGGTTGATTTATATAGTGCAACATGTTACGATAACTGTCTTCAAGCAGATAGCCAGGTTGTTTATTAATTTGCGATTCCAATTTTATCTTTAATAAGTTTAACACACTTTCTGGTAAATGTCTAATATTTAGGTAGGCCGGGTTTATTAATGCTCCAATAATAAAGCTATTATTATGGAACCCCAATCCTTTTAAATAGTCTACACACCCAAATATAGTATCGTGGTTTAATAAAAACCATAACATGTTAAAACTTATTTTATGATCAAGTTTTCTAATCGTATTTAAGTTATCTAAAAAGTCGGACCAGCGACTACCAAAACGTATATATTCAAATTCTTCTTCTATAGTTTCTACACTTATAGTCCAGTGTACATTTTTAAATTTACACACCGCATCAAAGACACCAGTATCAACCTTACTAAGATTGGTGTTTATCCTTAGATTTACATCGGGGTTTAATTCTTTAAGTAATTCTAAATTTTCTTTCATTAGCAGGGGTTCGCCACCTGCCAGGTAAACATGCTTGAGATTCCGGGCGTGTTTATAAATGTATGCTCTAAAGTTAGCTAAGTGCTCTTCACTTGGCGTGTTGATTTGAACGTTTAACTCATTTGCCCACTTGCTACTAAAAGTTGGACCACAATATACACAAGAAAAATTACATAAATTAGTCCAACGCACATCAATTGTTTGTAAATCAAAATTGTCAGAGCGATAGGTATCAAGAGATATTTTTTTAAACTCTCGTATGTAAAAAATTCTATCGCTAATAATGTTAAACCCTTTTTTATTGTGTTCTAAATCATAGCAGGTATGACAACCAACCGCAGGTGCATTGTTTATAATATTAGTTTGCTTGGTAACATTCTTGTGGCCAAGTAGTATGTTCTTAATATGTGTTTCATTGGTATTACCAAGAATATCATCGCTACGAATACAATTCTTAACGTTACCATCAAAGTTGTACATGAGACCAGTCCATGGCATGGGACAAAAATATTGATTGGTTAATACATCTTTAGGATTCATACCGTGGTCCCAAGGATATGTCTGGAATAATTAAATTGTTAGCTTCGGCCATAGTTAACACACTAACTAATACATTAGCCCAATTATTAACATCGGCAGCAGGAGGTACTGTTTTTTCCAGACTGGTTGCTATGTTTCCTGGACGAACAATAGTGAGTCTAATTCCAATATGTCGATTACGTATTTGGCGGACTGCTTCTTCAAGTGCTATTTTTTGAACGCGATAATGATCCATTCCAAGGCCAGGAAGAACCGATACCGGATCTTGTGTCATCATAGTGCTAATAACTATAATATGTTTTCTTGTACCAACCCATCGTTGAGCCATTTCAAACAATAATTCTGTTTGTGCATATCCGGCCTGTGCATTATTGATAAACATGTCGCAAGGTTCAATTTGATCTGCTATCTTTGGTATACTACGAATATTATTTCCTTCACGTTTACTTAGGCCAATAATTTCGTGATGTTTATACATTTCGGCCAATGCTTGGCCAATGCCTGCGGTGTGTCCTGTAATTGCTATTTTCATGTTAATAAATGTAATGGTTCGTTATGGAAGGTAAAACTAGCTATAATGCGTGGCAGATCAACTGCTGTAATTTTTTCTACGCTATGTAAAATTTGTGAATTAAACACAATTGGTCGGTTCATATCTACTAGTTCTGCTACTAATTGATTGTCTACATACCAACGATTAGCCCATCCCTTTGTGTTAAGTACTGGTAAATTAATTTTTGCTATTACCGGCAACTCATCTATATGTTTAGGAAGATGTGTGTTATCCTCTATTATAGTAATAGCCGCATGCCTGGGTAATAGGCTGTTTTTTTTAAAAAAATCAATTAATTCAGGCACAGATGCTAATAGTTGTTTACAATCAACAAAGTGCCACCCAAATTTTGTTGTGGATAAAAGTCCGGGCACAGTTTTTAAAAAATTATAAATGCCGCTAGAAATAATTTCCATATTGTCACAAGGTAATTCTACATAGTATTTCATTGTATACCTCTGAGTTGCTTTTGTTCTTGTATATATCTGTTAATGCTATCTTGATCTTTATTATTAACGTCTAATACCGCAGGTTCTTTAAGATATGCATAACTGTGATCTATTCCGTGGTCTTGTGCAAATTTCTGTATATTAGATAAGTCAGTAACATTCAATACACTAACAGTAGTCCATAAATTTAACTTAACAGGCATGGTTTTATAAGTCATTAAGTTTTTGTAAAAAGTTTCCCACGTAATTGGCCAACGCATAAACTCGTGTACCGGTCCAATACCATCACAACTTACAGTAACAGTTACTTCTATGCCACAACGAGCAATGTCAACTAATTCATCTAATACTATATTACAGTTTGTATTAAGTCTCAGTGTACGTAAATTGGGTGGTAAATTAGCTAATATTTGTCGATAGTTTTTACTATAACTAGGTTCGCCGCCGTTAATATCTAAATGGCGTATTCGTTCTTGTGGCAAATCCCAAAAGCGATTACTGTTATTTACTATGGGAAATATTTTACTAGTTAGGGCACCAATACGTGTACTACATTCAGGATTACAAGTTTGACATGCGGCATTACACACGTTATCTAATACTCCGCCAACTTGTAGATAATTTGGGGGTATTTCTGTTTGATCTAAATTTAATGCGTGTATTCTTATACTATCCTTGCCTTCTGCTTCAACTTCTTTGCAACGGCGGCATTCATTGGGCCAGATGTCTTGATCAAATTGCTCTTTAACTTTACGCAACCAGACACTAGAATCCATATCTGCTAGTGTATCAAACTGTGCAGGCGCAACCATATGACCGCAACGACTTACGGTCCCATTGGGATTAAAACGTACAAAATGTTCTAGCCTAGGACAGCGCATAGTTCTCGGCTTCTTTCTATTGTTTCTTCGTATAATACAGGATACTTGTCTTTAATGTGTGCAACAATCGTTTTCATGTTAACTGTTTGTCCAATGAAATCCTCCGTTAAGACTTTATCCAACTGTAAATAAAACCAAAGTTTTTCATTTTCTTTAAAATAATCTATCAATGATTGATCACGTATTAGAGCGTTCCATGTTAAGTCTGTTGCATCTTTGAGTTCTTCCATTGTGCGGAATGTCATTTTTATATCAGGATTGAACCTAACTAGATTCATTATCCAATGGAACTGTAAGATAAAGTGTCTATTTAAAAATAAAAATTCTTCAATGAATTGTAATGAAGTTTTGCGATCTAAATCAGAAATGTAGCGTAAGTATGTTTGTACTCCACTTACATAACGCTCAAATGGTTCACGAACAAATACTTCTACTTGGTCTATTTGTTGTATTAAACCTATATTAAGTATGTTTTCGGCAGTTTCAAATAAACTACTACTAGCATTTTTATATATAGGATAGACGTAACGATCTTTAGTGAGTTCAATCACTAAAATCTCGTCTGGGAAAAGGATTGGATCTATGTATGATAGCATAAACAGGTAGTGGGGGTTCGTCTTCCCCCACTATTTTTAGACACAACTTATATTAAATTACTGTTTTTGACGATTGCGAATCATTGCTAAAATATCTTCAGCTTTTTGACTTGCTGGAGCTGCTGTAGCTACCGGAGCCGATGGCGTCGGTACTTCATCTTCGTCTGGTTCTGCCGCTACTGCTGGAGCTACAGCTGGAGCTGTAGAAACATCATCTGCATCTGCCTTGGGTGTTGCGTTAGGTGTATCTAAACCGTAAGGTTTGTAATAAGCACCCCACTTGTCAGCATCGTATGGTTGACCATCAACCGAAGCTTCGAACATTTCCTTAATTACTTTAAGGTCTGCTTCTGTCGGTTGCTTTGGCAAGAAGTCTGAC